CTTTTTAAGCCATATTTCTTTTCTAATTCAATATGACCCAATACTGCTTCTTCTTGTGTTTTGTATCTGCAAATTACATCACTATTACCGTTGCTATAAAATAAACATGATTCAAAAGGAGTATCTTCATAAATCTCATGGTTTAATGATACTGTACTTAATGTAATGTCAGGTGGGAACATCCATATCGAATCGTCACTTATAATTTGCCAACGCTTAAATTTCATATCTTACCTTCTCTATATGCTTTTCTTGCACGACCTAATTGAATAACTTTGTTACCTAATTCATCATATTCAAAAGGCACACCGTTAATTGTGTGAGGTTCGTTTTCATCATAAGTCCAGCCTAGACATTTCATCATTCTATGCTTGACTAACAAGTTAGGACTACGAAATACTTCGGTATCATCAAAGCCCATCATAACACCAACTTCACATACTGCACCACTACGGCATACACCTGCATGGCAGTGAACAATCACATTCATTCTATTGTCAAATGCATGTTGCAATAGTCTGACCAACTCATTTGCTTGCTCTTGGCTGCAACGCATACTTTCCTCGAGGGCAAAATCATCTTTTTCAATATCTAAAAATTGAAACTGATGTACCTCCTTGAAAGTGTACTTAGGAGTAGGAAAGTCACCCGGTGGGTCACAAATTTGAATGAGCATGGCATTTACTCCGGGATCAATATGAAATCCTTTTTTAATGTCACTCATACTAACGTTTTGAATCCATGGCATAACTTTCTCCTTTAAATTATTATATAACCAAATCAATTTATTGTCAATAAATACTAGATGTTTTTACCTGTACAAAATAAACCAAACTCTACTAGTAAATATTCAGACTGGATATATGAAATTCCAAACTTAATAGACAATGACACTATTCAAGAGTTAAAAAAATATGCATTAGATACTGATCTTTCAGGATTACATCGTAGGGGAAGTAAATCTCCTTTATATGTTCACGCATCATTCTATACATGTTTAGTTTTTCCGCACAATGTAGTTATCTACGATATGTTAGATGTGGCATGGGAAAAATATTGTAAATTAAAAAATTTAGAATTATTATTTATAGAGCCATATGAAATAAAATCTTACGTAAAAGACGATTGCTTTGGCTTACACAATGATTGTCTCATTGATACAGACGGTACCATAGAAAGAAAAGTAAATTTAATTTTACAATTAAGTGATAGTGACGAATATGAGGGAGGTGACCTATATATTGGCTCAGTTAAATGTTCACGAAAAATAGGTACAGGTATATTTTTCCCTGCAAATTTTTTACATAGTGTGACAACAATTACAAATGGTAATCGTTTTAGTTTGATTGGGCACGCCTGGGGCCCGGTAAATGTAAGGGGTGTCGGCTACTAGCACTACCAAGCCCCGACATGGGTGTAAGGTTCCGTCCTACATATCTCTATATGGATAGTTATGTTCTACCCCACGGTATTTTTAAGTCGCCCATGTAAACGGGCCTTAAGGTAATTCCATGCGTACCCGGTTGATTTGGTGACAACCTACCCACTTTGATAACGTCAAAGTGTAAACCGAGTGTAGTATTTAAGCCAAGTCGTAACGAGGCTTCATTACGGTCTTCAACATGATTGCTTCTGGTGTGAAGTCATCCATGTTACCACCCATGATGCCACCAGCAACAGCAGGGCTGAAGCCAGAGACTAGAGCAGTACCCTTCTTGTCAAACTTGACAGGGGTGTTACCGTAAGCGGCGTTCAAGTTCCAGAACACAACTTGAGGAACAGTGTAACCTGCTTCCTTGTACTTGCGTTCAATCATTTCAATTGCAGATTCGTCACGGTCTACACCTTGATCAAACTGCATGTCAGAGAAGATTACCAATGTTTCAGGCATTTCTTCTTGTGGAACATTGTTGCTAACTGCGGTCTTCAAGATCAAATCAAATGCCGCATGCAAGTTAGTGTTAGCTACCTCACCTGTGTTCATTTGGTTGATCTTATCGTTGATGTTACCCTTAAGGGTCACCAACTTAGGACTACGGCTGAAAGTCAAGAATGTATCCTTGAACTTACCACTGTTCTTGTCAGCAAAGTACAAGCCTAGACTGATTGCAACTTCCAAGCAGGTCAAGCCAGACTTAGAGTTGTAGCCACCAGCTGGGCAAGTCATAGAACCGCTAGAGTCTACCATAGGTAGAACATTAGCACTGCCGACATAGTTAGGCAATGCTTCCCATTGTGCTTGAACCACATCAAGTTCTTGCTTGTTCCAAGCACCGTAGCGACCGATACGGCCCTTCAACACATCGTAAGGGAAGATTGCACTTGCGTTAATCTTCACACCACTTTCACCCTTCACCAACTTAGAAACGTATTCGGCGTAGGTTGTACCATGACGACCGAATGCCTTCTTGTATCGTGCGTGAGCAACAGAAGGAACGTGGCTGTAGTTGATGTTATCCCAGTCGTTGGCACACATTTGTGTTTCAACAACGTTGGTCATACCAACTAGAGTCTTACGGTATTGCTTTGGAGTCATACCGAACATTTCACGGATTTCACGTGCGATGTTACCCTTACGTGGAGTCCACTTTGCAGCAAGACCATTACCTTCACGAAGGGCATTGCCCAACATGTTGTATGCTTCCCACTTTAGCTTAGGGTCAGTGAAAACGAACAAGTCGTCCCAACGACCAACTTCAGGGACCTTCGCCATCAAACGCTTTGCGTCCTCTGGAGAAGTCTTTTCTAGGTGACGTAGAACGTCACGGAACAATTCACGTTCACCTGAACCACCGCGAACGTCACGTGCCCATTGGGCGATACGCAACGCCAGATCGGAGTTCTCTACGTAAGCCGCTGTAAAAGCAGGAACAATGTTCTTGCCACGGCTTGCACCGATATTGTAGAACAAGTCTACACACGCATTGGCACTAGATACACGTGCCTTCATACCATTAGTAGTACGAGTTTCTTGATTTTTGATTGCGTCAACGAACTTCATAGTTTCTCCTTTCTGTGTGTAATATGAAGCGGGATACATTTTCTTTTTACGATATGAGAGTGTAAAGAAAAAATTGCTGTTAGTATCCCAAAAAAATCTAGCTGGATGATCGGAACCGGTTAAGTTTTTCTGTCTGGTCTAGCCTCATCCCCTGTATATTGGTTCAGTTTCCTAGAGCCATACCAACATTCATGTTGGCTAGTTAGTGTTGTGTCTGTACTAACATCATACCTTGTCTTCCCAAAGTGCCATCAGTTCCATCACCGTCTAGTTTCCTAGCTAAAGCCTTTCCAGGGGCCGTTTTCTACTGCATTAGTGGCGTCAAGTATATTGTTTTAAATTGCTGTACTCATCCAATGAAACTATAGTATAGTATAAGTTAGATTAGTTGTAAATGTGTTTTGGGTAATAAAGGATCATTTTTATTTAACAGTTGAAACCCCCATGCTCTTTCCTCACATGAATAACAATCCCCACATGGCATTGTAGGATGTACGTTACATGAGTATGTATGTTCTAAGATATCCTCACAATTTAATTTATAAAAAATATCTAGAATTTGAGTTTTGTTCATGTATAGGAACGGGCTATAGTAAAGCGTCCTATCCTTAAAATAACCATAATGTATTGCTAATTTGTTTTTAAACTTTACTAATTCTTCACTTGGTGTTTTATTAATACCTGTAAAAAAAAGAGTATCTATATTATCAAGATATAATTGTCTTAATAATGGAACACCCAACACATGTTCTAAGTTTTTATAATTTGGAATATAATTTGTATGTTGAATTTCAATGTTAAATTTTGCTTTTACTTTTTCTATTACTTTAACAGAATTGTCAGTTGCAAAATCTTTTTTTATAATTGTAAAACAATGAATTGGTATTTGATTTATTTTTTCAGTTTTTATCAATTCATTTATTATTACTAAAAGTAAGGCAGTAGAATCTATACCTCCAGAAAAATATAAACCTATTTTGTTATATTTTTTTTGAAGTTTTTTATTTGCCTCTTCAAAGTTAAAATCAAACTCTGTAGATAAATTATCAGGACCCAATATTAAATTCATTTACCTATTTTTTTAAGATAATTTCTTCCTACCAAACCATTTTCTATTTCTTCTAATGCAAGTACAGTAGGACCTGACTTACTGGTAATTTTAGGTCTAAAACCTTTTTTCAATTCTCTAACTCGTTGTGATGCGATCAATACTAGATCAAAACGATTGCCTACTTGATTAACTGCTTCTTCACTTGTATATCTTGCTCTGCTTTCAGACATTATATTTCCTTTATTAACTTGGAGCGGGATACCAGAATCGAACTGGTGACTAGACCTTGGCAAGGTTTCGTTTTACCATTAAACTAATCCCGCATTAACTTGGTACTACTTTAGGTACATATGGCACTGCTCTTGGTCCACCATAAAGTTGTTCAAAAAGTTTTTTTGCCTCTTTTACATCATTGGCGTAAATTCTTTTTTTCTCTTCACCTTGTGGTGTTCTTACTGTAGTTTCATACATTGGCATAATAAAATTCCTGGTGCATCGTGAGAGGGTCGAACTCCCGACATTCGCCGTGTAAAGGCGCTACTCTACCACTGAGTTAACGATGCATATATTTATATTGGTCTCGGCGGCAGGATTTGAACCTGCGAACTCCTGCTCCCAAAGCAGGTGGAATGGACCGGACTATCCGACACCGAGAGATTCCTTTCTAATCATATAACAAATTCATTGCTTCTTCAAATGTTTTGGGTGATTCGTTTCCGACTGTTCTTAAACTTAAACAATATCTTGTGCTATTTTTTGTTACAACTCTATGCGGTATATTTATTCTAACTAATCCTGTTGTTCCAGACCAATTATCAATAATGTTAAAATTTTTTTCATTTTTATATGCTGAAGGTGGTATTGCTTTTTTATCAATTAAATTTTGTTCTGAATAAGCAGCCCATTGCATTTCACCATCACCCTCTAATACAAAATTAATCCCGTATTCATTTGATATGTTTGCGTCTATATGTATACCACCTACAAAATTAGATGAACAACTAAAAAGCAATGCTCTCCTTACGTACAATTTTCTTTTGAAAAACCAATCTATACCTTCTTGTGTTATAAACTTTTGTAACTCTACTGGTCTTAAATTATGCCCATTTTGACTACCAATAATTTTTTTATAGTCTACCTCTTTAATATAAGAGTGCAATTTATAAGGGAGGTTATAATAATTTATCAAAGTTTTGCCTGTTTTATTATAGTGAACGAATTCAAATATTTATATTTTATTTTTAAAATACTTTTCAATATCTAATCGGTCAGGCATAGAATAGTCTTGGCGATATAAATGATAAGTTAAATCATTTTCGTAATTATCTTTTCCTGTCCACGGCGCGCCCAATGCAAGTGTAACTTTTAGTTCATTGGTAAAGTTATTCATGCCATGAGGCCATCCTCCATCCATCAAAAATGCAGTATCAATGTTTGGCGGTCTAACTTTTCCTTCTTTTGTGATAAAGTACAATGTACTGGTTTCCCCTTGCAATACAATTCTAAATTTATGTTGTCTTGTATTAATTTCATTTCTATTACAATCAATATGTTCATTATTAGAAAAGTTTGGCTTAGTTATCAAAGCCATAATTCTAGAACGTTCTCCTAACCAGTTAAAAACAACATTTTCAAACCAATTAATTATTGTTTTGGGTGTATGTTTCACCCACATAAACTCACCGGTCTTGTAATTGCTTGTACCTTCTATTCCTGTACTTCCTAATTTGGTCATTAGTGGAATCATTCTTGTATTTCTATACTCATCCCAAAAACTTAAATTATCATCAATTGACAATATTTCTTGTGTGGCTTTTACTTTATCAAGTATGGGCAAATTTACACTTGCAAAAAGTATATTGTCTGCTGGTTTCATCATATTTTTTAAAAAATTATCTTGATAGTAAACTACATGCATCTTCAAAAGAGTTTGGATAAGAATTGTCTACTGTTCTAAAACTAGCGACATATCTATCTGTGTTTCCAATATTTACAACTCTATGTAAGGTATTGGTTCTTACCAAAGCCATATTACCATTCCA